TGAAACGGTATGCGTGTGCGCCGGGACGGTCGTAATGGTGTTCGATCCGCCCGTGGCCCCCACGGCGTAAGCTCCGCCAGCGCCTATGACAAAGTCGTTCCGCAGATCGGGGGTTCCGTTTGACCCGTCACACAGAAAAAACCCGGATGGAATTGAGCCTACGCTTCCGGACCAAATGACGATACCTCCCACCGGAAGCATGCCAGACCCGACGAACGAGGTCGCGGTCATGGTCCCACTAACCCCAAGGGCCGAAATTCCGGAGATAGTGCCGCCGGTGATGGTAATATCGTTGACGGCGAAAATGTTGCTTATGTCGTAGACTACGGCTGTAGCACCACCCCCGTCTGCATAAACTACCGCAGTTCTACCCGCCGCAATCGTCGCGTTTCCACCGCTGCCCTGCGTCATCACCACGCTCTGGGTGGTTGTGTTCTTGACGATGTAGACATGCTGAGCATCGTTCGGGTCGATTGTAACGGTGTTGGTGGCAGATAGGGACCCGGCGAAAACCAGAACCTTGTACTGTCCATTCGACAATGCGCCGTCGGATGTCGTCAAGGTGTGCGTGGTTCCAGTCAGGGTAATGGTCCCAACGCCGCCGGACAGGCGGTCCATGATGTCATAGTTTTCGCTGGTTGTATCGCCCCAAGTGGTGGCCTGTTCGCCGTCGGCGATCAGCTCGATACCGCCGTTCTGCGTGTATGAACTCGGCATCAGTCCTCCTCAAGTCCAGCTAGGGCCTTACGCGGCAACGGGCATCCAGACCGTAAGCGGCTCTGGATCGACGGGTGTCCAGACATTTATAGCATTTGGATCAACCTCCGTCCATGCCGAACCGGGAGACGGGGATAGTGCGGACCAAGACGTCGCCTGAGTGGGGTCGATCCCTCCCCATACGGTTCCGGGGACAGGGAGTATGTTACTCCAAACTGTCACCTGACCGACGCGCCCAGAGGCGGAAACTCCAGTCAGTACAACATTTGCGCTTGCGGCGACGGAAGCCGTCCCGACAGAACCCAGCCCGGACACCCCCGAGGGGTAGGCAAAGGTTGTGGTCTCTACGGCGACTGACCCTAATAGGGCGGAAGCCTCAAGTCCCGAGGGCGTAACGACAGCGGAGGCAGATACATCCACAGTGCCGAGATCGGCAGAAGCTGGTAGCCCAGACACCTCTACGAGCGCACCGGCGTCAATGACCACGTCACCAAGCGCCGCTGCGGCAGAGACACCACTGAGCGACACAACGGCAGCACCGAAGACGACGACTGAGCCAATCTGACCGCTTGTCGAAACCCCAATGACGGATACATCAGCTCCAGCCAAGACGGCGACCGAGCCAAGAGCGGAGACTGCGGATACTCCGGAAACAGCCACGTCGGCGGAGGCGGACACAACGACGACGCCGAGCTCTGCGGAAGCAGAGATGCCCGTGAGGTCTACAAGTGCTGACCCTGTAACCTCAACATTGCCCACCGAGCCCGCTGCGGATACTCCGGAGACGGGAACCTCTACAGACGGAACTACCGTTACCGTTCCTACGTTGGTCGTAGCAGATACGCCGGTTACATCGACGATAGTTGCGGTAACAATGATGACGTCAACGGTGCCAACGTCACCGGAGGCAGCAACGCCGGACGCCTCAACGGGGATTGCCCCGTTCCACGTCCCCGAGGACCACGCACCACGGCCCCAGCCTGTAAGGGTGGTATTGGCCATGATGCCTTCCTATTTAGCTGATGCGGATAATGGCGTCCGACGAGGTGGCTGCGGGGAACTGGATGGTGAACGTGCCAGCGGTAGAGATTTTATCCCCGCCGAAGTCCAGCACCGCAACCGATGGGTTGGTGTAGGTGTGGGTCGGGGTCGTGTTGTAGATCAGAGCGCCACGGGCGTTGATGGTTGCCGACGTGAACGAGATGTCGTCGAAGTCCGTGAACGCAGTGGTGCCAGACGTGGTCGGACTGACGTTGGTCAGTGTCCCGCCGCCAGCAGAGTAGGTGCCTGAGTTGGCGACCTCGTTTGACGAGGTGTATGCGGTGGTGGTCGCATCCAGAGTGGCCGCGCTTGAGTACAGCGCGATCTTGAAGGTGTCGCCTCCGCTGGAGCGGAAGTCGTGGACGGCCTCAAGAATCTGGTCCTTGAACGAAGTGCACATTGCCTGAGTGATTGCCATCGCGGCCTCCTATAGCTTTTGAATGGCCGCAGCCAGTTGTGGGTGCCCAGCCTCTACGAGTGCATTATACACAGTAAGGCGGTCGTTGGTAACTGCCTCTTTCATGTACGCCGTCACGACCTTGAGCAGCGCTGCGCGGTAGGCCAGCGCCTGATCTCTGATCTCCTGCGGCGCAGAATCCGACACGCTGATGAGCTTGTTCACGCAGCGAAGCGCGACCTCCTCGGGCGTCTGGCCGCGGTTATCTGTGGTCGTGACCGTCACGATGGGGGTCAGAGGGAGGTTCATGGAGGCTGCGAACATTTTTAGGCTCCCGACCCACTCTTGACGCCGTCGCGATAGTCGTCCCGCTTCGAACGCAGGTCGATGCCGAAGAGCTGCGCCATAGCTTCTATATACCGGTTTGTATAGAGCTGTAGCATATCCGCGTCACCCTTGAGGTAGGTGTACGCTTCGACGAGCGAACCATACAAGAGGGCTGTTTCTGCGTTGGTTCCGAGCCACGACGTGCCGGTAGCCACGATGGACGGCGGGTCGTAGTAGTAATGGAGCTCGACGGTGAACACACCGCTCGGCGTGGGACCGAGAATAAAGTTACCCTCGGTGCCGGTCTGATCGCCGTCGAACTGCGCGTAGTACTTCGGGAGCCCCTGCGTAGAAGGGCCCGGGTAGGCCTCGCGGATGAAGTTGACGTCCTTGTCGTACAGATAGCTGTAGTTCCCAGAGCCATCTACAACCGCCAGAGAGAACACGGACAGGAAGTCGGACGGACGGGCAAGGTATTGGTTGCCCGCCGTCGTTGCCGCAGTAGCGTTCTTACGTAGCTCAGGAATCTGCACCGACCGATAGATGCGCTCCTCGGCCTGCTGGACGAACGTAGGGATGTTCGAGACAAAGCTCGTTTCCGAGGTCTCGAGATAATCCTGCAGGGCCTGAGTGAGCTCGGTGTAGTTCATCGGTTAGCCGTTCTTGCTGTAGGAGCCGCCTTTGGAGGCCGAGCCCATGCCACGGCACTTGCCGCCCATGGCCATCTTGCCAACGCCGTCAGCGGCGAAGGCTGGGACTTTCTTCCCGCCCTTTTCGACCATCTTGAGCTTGCCGCCCATGGCTTTGTACACCAGCGTCGGGGGCTGCGAGTGCTTCATGGCGCGGTCAGCTGCGGCGTCTGCCGCGTCTTCGGCTTCCTTGTCGCTGCGGGTGCGAGGGCGAATGCTGCCCTTGGGGGCCAGCTTGCTATCGGGACGAGGCTTCGGGCGAGGCATTTTATCGCCACCTCCAGCGCCGGTACCCGAAACCCCTCTCGAGACCCCGCTCGCGGCACCACCCATCGGGGCTGGCTTGCTCAACGGCTTCAAGTTAGCACCGGGATTGGTGCCCCCGGATGCGGTAACAGTAAGGCCCTTGGGCTTTGGGCTGGGCTTGGGTGATTTTCCCATCTCATTCTCCATCAGTTGTGACCACGGTCACGGTTCCAACAGACCCTACCATATACTCTGCAGGGTTCCAAACGGGATTCCAGCCGAACAGTCCGTTGCCCGGGGCGTAGTCTGGGCGCGGGTTCATGAGGGCCTGCGGGTCGTTGATCTTAATCCGGCCTAGAAAGTTCTGGGGTTGGTCTGGATCGACGATGTCGCGGCCCACTCGGAAGCCCGTCTTGACGCCGTTCTGGTACTCATAGACGAGATCAGAGAGCTTATAGGTACGCCCACTGCGGTCGCAGATGCCGAGGGCTTTGCTTCCCCTTGCGTATGCGGGCATCAGACACCCCCGATCATCATCGTGTTGAACGGCACAAAGCTGACCGACGAACGGTCACGGTCTTCGCTAGCAGCCAACTCGAACTGCTCCTCGTAGACCTGCTTTAGCGGTAGAATCCTTGCTGCGGCCTCGGGCTTCTTCATAGCGATGTAGTACGCCAGACCCGAGACGAGGGCGGGCACGAAGCGCGGAGGGATGTTGGTGGTGTCCCCGCCGATGCCCGAAGCAAGGCCGTCAATGCCCTTGAGGCGGTAGTAGAACAGCGTGTAGCTCTGGGAGTTGTCCGGCGTGGGCCAGAACGTCACTGTCGTGCTCGTCGGCAAGCGCTGCACGAACACTTGGGTCGGACGACCCGTGATCTGCTTGTTGGTCTGCTGGGCATAGGTTGACACAGAGATGCGTTCAAGCGCGGTATCCGTCTGGGCGGTGCCCGTCCCGGTCCGCATCTGGTGCTCGATGATGTCGATTGTCCCGGTCGGCAGTGTGTAAGTCGCGGTCCCCGCTGTCAGGACCTGAGTTCCAGACTCGATGGTGAAGAGGTTCAGACCCCGGTTGGCCCACTCAAGCGTCATCAGGTTCAAGCTGCGCCGTGCAGTCTTGAGATCATAGCCCGAGCGCATCTCGAGA